TTAGATGATGGCTCTGCTATTGTTGGAGATATGGAAATGGAGTCTGAAANTCCTATAGCCATACCTTTTGATGCAAACNTAGCCGATCATATNGANGAAGANGTTNTATCNGAAATATCAAGTCAATTAACTGGAGATATAGAAGACGATACTAATTCAAGAAGCGATTGGGAAGAACAATACAAAAGCGGATTAGAACTTCTTGGTATGACATACGAAGATAGATCAGAACCATTTGAAGGAGCTTCTGGTATTGTGCATCCATTGTTAGCTGAGTCAGTAACGCAGTTCCAAGCACAGGCTTATCGTGAAATGTTACCAGCAGGAGGACCTGTCAAAACCACAATCATTGGAGCAGAAACTCCAGAAGTAATGGCTCAAGCAGAGCGTGTTAAAAACTACATGAATTACCAAATAACTTACGAAATGGAAGAATATGATCCTGAATTAGATCAAATGTTGTTTTATCTCCCAATCGTAGGTTCAGCGTTTAAAAAAGTATACTTTGATCCAAATATGCAAAGAGCTGTAAGTAAGTTTGTTCATTCAGAAGACTTAATTGTTCCTTACAATGCAACTGACTTAGCCACAGCCACAAGAGTAACTCATTGTATCCGTATGGATAAAAATGAAATTAGAAAATTACAATTATCAGGCTTTTACAAAGACATAGATCTTCCTGAATCTGGTTCAGATTCAGACACTATTAGCGATGTAAAAGATACAATTAACGATATAGAAGGTATTACTAACGGTTCTTCAGAAAATGAAGAAATGATGATTTATGAGGTTCATACCAATTTAGACATTGAAGGCTTTGAAGACGTTGGAGCTGATGGAGAACCTACTGGATTAAAAATGCCATATATTGTTACAATTATGGAGGACAGTGGGGATGTCTTATCAATCAAGAGGAATTTCAATGAGAGCGATCCACTCCGTAGGAAAGTGCCTTATTTTGTGCATTATAAGTTCCTACCTGGTCTTGGGTTTTATGGTTTTGGTCTCACTCATACTATAGGAGGTCTTTCTAGGGCTTCCACTTCGATTCTAAGGCAGTTAATAGATGCTGGAACACTATCTAACCTACCTGCTGGCTTTAAGGCTAGAGGAGCTAGGATAAGGGATGACGAGACACCGTTAAGTCCTGGTGAGTTTAGAGATGTTGATATGGTTGGAATGGATTTGCGTCAAGCAATTATGCCATTGCCATTTAAAGAGCCTTCACAAACTCTTTATTCACTTATGAATACGTTGATTGATTCAGGAAGACGTTTTGCTTCTATGGCTGACATGAAAGTTGGCGAGATGAATGGTAATGCACCTGTGGGAACAACTATGGCTATTATGGAGCGTGGCACAAAAGTCATGTCAGCTATTCATAAACGTCTACATTATTCACAGAAGATTGAATTTAAATTACTAGCTCGTGTATTTGCTATGGGCGTTCCTATGTATCCGTATCAAGTTCCTGGCGCACCACCAGAGATTAAACAAACTGATTTTGACGACAGAATTGATATACTGCCAGTTTCTGACCCAAACATATTTTCTATGTCACAACGTATNGCTTTNGCACAAACNCAATTACANTTAGCTCAAAGNAATCCAGAAATTCATGGGCAAAACGGCATGTACCAAGCGTATCGTAAAATGTACGAAGCGTTAGGTGTTNCTAATATAGATGCCGTGTTGCAGCCTCCCCCTCAACCAATGCCCATGAACCCTGCAAAAGAAAATCAGGAAGCATTAAGGCTTGCAGTGCTAACCGCTTTTCCAGAACAAAATCATCAGGCACACATAACAGCTCATTTAGCAATGTTATCAACACCTGTGGCTCAGTCTAATGCTTCAATACTTATGACATTACAAGGGCATATATCAGAACATATGGCAATGATGTCAGAAATAACTGCACAACAAGAAGTGATGGCTTCTATACCACAAGAACAACAAATGATGATGCAACAAGATCCTAATATGCAAAAACAAATCGCAGATCAGATTGCATCTCGTGCAGCCGAGATAGCTTCAGAGGTAAGCGAACAATACGCTCAATCATTAACACCTCCTCCACAAGAAGATCCTCTTGTTAGTTTAAGAAAACAAGAATTGGCTCTTCGTGGTTCTGAGATACAGCAGAAAGCCGAACAATTTCAGCAAAAGCAAGAAATGGATAATCAAAAAGAAATGAATGATACCATGATTGATACTCAACGTCTTGATTTGCAGGATCAAATAGCTAAAGATAGAATTGAAACTCAACGAGATATAGCGGCTATGAACGCTATGGGAAGGAAAAACTAATGGTTAGCTCAGTTAATGCTAAATTTATGGCACAAGAAAAAGAAAAGAAGAGGCAAACAAGACTTGCTGAAGAGAAACTTGTTGAAGAAAAAAGAATATTAAAATTAATAAAAGATGACATGGAATCTTCATTTATTCCAGTAGACATATTTAATAACAAAAATCAAAAAGTTGAAGAAGAGGTTATAGAGAATGTCGAACCTAAAGAAAAACAAGTTAGCAAAAAAAGTAAACCAAAGAAAACAGGAAAAGCCAAAAAACAAAGCAAGAATAATAACAAAATTCTCAAAGATAGCTAGACCACAGAGATTTCAAGGTGTCTTTTAATGGAGAAATATTATAGATCCAGTTACCATAACACTTGCAGTCTCTGTAGCTTCAAAAGCATTTAGCGCAATCAAATCTGGATTTCAGGCTGGTCGAGATTTAGAACAAATGAGTGGTGACTTAACTAGGTGGATGGGTGCATCTTCAGATATAGATAATGCGGAGAAACAAGCAAAAAATCCAGGAGTGTTCGGTAAAGTCTTTGGTGGCGGAAGTATTGAAGCTACTGCATTACAGGCTTACTCTGCCAAAAAGAAACTTGAGGAACAAAGATACGAACTCAAGATGTTTTTAAATTTAACGATAGGACCTCACGCTTATGATGAACTTCTAGCGATGGAAGGCGAAATCAGGAAAGAGCGTCAACGAACTATATATAAGCAACAAAAGTTAAGGCAACAAATAGGTGAAGCTATTGGTTGGTTTGTTTTGTTTTTAGCTACAGTAGGGTTTTTCACATTAATGGCTTTCCTTTGGATTAAACGTGCTGACGCAAAGGATTACACGAGGCAACAAAAGATACAAAAAGGCATAATTGTTCTTCCTACTATGACTACCTGTAGATTAAAGAAACGTAAAGTGTATAAAGATAAAATGGCTTGTATATATCAAGGCGCTCAAAAGACCTTTACACTAGATTTTACAGACATAGCAAATGGATGTCCACGCAAATACAAATGTGTTTTAGACCCAAATGGTAAACAGCCATCTATTGATTCTGTGATGGAAAGTTTAAGGAGCATTGCTAAATGAAAAAAACACTGCAAAACAATAGTAAATATAATGATTTCGACCTTGACGGTGACGGCATTGTCACAGACGAGGAGCTAGAGACGGCTAAAGCAATAAAGGAAACGGAAACTTTATTGAGAAAGCAATTAGCACAATTAAGAATGGCAAGAGCAACATTAATAGCTATGGGTGTTTTTACATTAGCAATGTTTCTTATTGACGTTGAAAGAGTTAAAGCCTTATCTGATATATCAAATCTTTTCTATTTATCTGGAGCTGGTATTGTAGGAGCTTATATGGGAACTACAGCTTGGATGAATAAAAAGTGACCGCATTCATGATGGTTTGCTATTTAGGTCTCAAAATGGAAGGCGGAATATATTTTAAAGATGTAAATAATTGTTTGTCATACAAAGAGAGATTACATAATCAAACAATTATGAAAGGTAAAGAAGAACAAAAATATCAATGTATGTGTAAACTAATACCGAAAATAGACCCAAAAACAGTGGAGATATATTAATGGTGAAAATAAGTAAAAAACAAAAGGACACTTTAAAAAAACATTCTAAACATCACACAGCAAAGCATATGAAAGTGATGAAAAAAGATATGAAAAAAGGCAAAAGTTTTTCAAAGTCTCATATAAAAGCAATGAAGAAAGTAGGTAAGTAATATGGAAAATATGGTGTTAGACGCTTGGAATGATCTAAGCTACATAGAAGGTGCTTTATTTACATTTTGGCTCTTTATTCTTTATTATGGTAAAGTTTGGATAGATAGTCGTTTTAAAAGGAAGGAATGCACATGCTCACAGCGTTAATAGGACCAGTTTCTAATCTTCTTGGAAAATTTATAGAAGATAAGGATATGAAGAACAAGCTGGCACATGAAGTAGCAACTATGGCAGAGAGTCATGCTCAAGAACTTGCCAAAGGTCAAATAGAAATAAACAAGACAGAAGCACAGCACAAATCCATCTTCGTTGCTGGGTGGCGGCCATTTATTGGTTGGACATGTGGAATTGCTCTTTGCTGGCATTTTGTCCTAGCACCCGTTACTATATTTGTATGTGCTTATTTAAAGGTAGCAATACCAGAATTGCCAACTTTTGACATGGGTTCACTTATGACGGTTTTGATGGGAATGCTCGGATTGGGCGGCTTGAGGTCATTTGAAAAGTACAAAGGATTAACAAAATGAAAAAAAAAATAAACAAAGTTATAAAAGGTTTACAAAAAGCTAGTAAATCACATCTTAAACAAGCAAAAATATTAAAAAGTGTAGTTAGTAAGGGTAAGAAAAAATGATTAGATTTTGGCTAGAATTATCTAAGCCTTTCTTGAGAATTGGCAATTATTTTTATAACAAACATGTGAGTTCTTTAAGAATATCGCAAGGTAGAGGAAAATAACAGTGGACGCAATTAAGTTAGCAGAGTATTTATATAAGCACATACGTCAAAGAAAGAGTGTATTATCTCAATCTTTGTCTGATGGTTCGATAGACTCAATGGAAGACTATCGGTTCATAACAGGTCAAATACGAGGAATGACTTGGGTTGAAGAAGAATTAAAATCCTCGA